ACTACTCTCGCCTGATCAAAACTTAAATGCTCTCTTAGATATGAAAGTTGTTTCATCCTATTTTCCTAATTATTGTGCTCGGTCTGCAGGAGATTTAGTATAAGCACCAGTTTCGCTAGTACCTTTTCTCTCTGCGCCATGACCTGCGGCAACTTTACTTAGGGTGTTACCTTGTGGCATTTTTGTTTTAGCGCTACCTGTGATGTTCTTTTCAACACCTTTAGTATATTCGCCTTTAACATTACCAACTAGACCTTGACCGCCCTTGCCACCTGCTTCAGTAGACTTGCTACCTAAGATGTTGTGTGCAGTTGCGCCTGTTGTTGGCTTACCTTTAGCAGTACTTACTGGACTCTTACCATTGTCTGGTGAGTCTGTACGACCTTTTTTCTCAACTCCGTGACCGTCGGAAACTTTTTCAACATATTCACGAACGCTTTCTTTAGCAAAAGGATTTTCTCCCTCGTCATCAGATTCTTCGTCGTCCATGTCATCCTCACCTTCTTCGTCGTCCATTTCCATGTCGTCGTGTTCTGGTTCGTTTTCTTCGCCTGCCATTAGTTGTTCAAACTCGGCTTTCAATTGTTCTAGTGCGTCTTCTAAGTCAGCAATACGTTCTTCTTCAGAACCTTCGCCTTCGTCGCCTAAATCGCCGGCCATATCACTGTCCATGCCCATTGCATCATCGTCTTGGACATCAGATACAAAGTCATCGCTAGCGTCGCCGCCGATTTCTAGGGTTGTTTCTTCTTCAATAGACTCTTCCATGTCGTCTTCATCGTCCATGGCTTCATCTTCTTCATCGTCTTCTGCTTCTTCAGCAATCATATTTTCGTAAATTTCTCTACTCTTCTCTACAACGATTTCGTGGAATAATTCATTTGCCTTATCCATTTCCTCGTTGACAAGAAGATCTAATAGTTCTTCAAACTTGTTAGACATTGCGGGTTCTCCTTTAATTAGATTGGCAAGGCTGTCCTATATATTTACAACCAAGCGCTAATACTTATGCGAAACAGGCCAAAAACGGCTCGTTTTTGGTAAAAAAGAGATTATAGTGTGAATTTTTGACTAAAATATTTAATATTCTAATTCAAAAAGTTATATAGATAGTTATTATACCGCAGGTTCAACAGGTGTAGCGTACATGATTTTTACAAACTTAAGATGTTCTTTTTGTTCGGCTTCTCTTACATCTCCTGCTTTTCTTAAATCGCTTATCATCCTTAGTGTAAGTCTAGTTTTTCTAGTATCTTTAGATGTTATTACACTACTGTCATCTAATGGTTCATAGCGATCGTCAGAATCTAAATCTGCACTTTCTTTGTTAAAATAAATGAATTCGTTTAGTAGCATAATACTATTTATTCCAAATTATTGTTGCGGCGGTAGTGTTTCTGCACCACCTAAATCTTCTGGAGGTATTTCTTCTGCTTGACTTAAATCTTCAGTATCTATATCCATTCCGCCTGCTGTAATGCCTGCACCACGCAGTTCAGCGGCTGCTGGTACTTGTTTAGCAGATAGACCATTTTCTTCTTTCCACATTTCCTCGTTCTCAGCCATTTCTTCTAATGAAAGACCTAAGAATCGTTTTAATGCAAACCGTTTGCTAATAAAAGGAACTGCAATAACTGCGCTATAACTAGAAATTCTTGCAGTATCCATTTCTGTTTGACGGTATGAAGCAAAGTTTTGTGGTGGATTAAATTGTAATTCAAATATATTAGGATCAAAGTTAATGCCTTTATGCATTAAGTAATCTTTAAATTCAATATCAAAATTCTCGTTTAAGAGACTTTGGAGACGCTCGCAGTACTTGTTGAATCGTAATTCTTGAATGTATGCTGTTCCAACTCTACCATCATTGAACGAAGATCCTCCGTCGTCAGGCCCGGTCGGAAGATAACTGCTAGGTATGCGTAGAGCACGAAACAACTTATTAGTAAAATATCTAAGGTCATCAATTTCTCCTAAGTTAGTACCGCCTGGAAGAACTTCAACTTTAGAACCCCTACCTTCAGAAGTTTGTGGGAAAAAGTAATCTTCGTTGATACTTAACGGATTGTAACTAGCATCTACAACGCTTTGTCCTCCTCCAGTTACACTTGGGATGCGTCGTTGATTTACTTCGTTTTTCACACGCTCAACAAATCCCATTGCCAAGTGACTTGGCATATTACCTACATCAATATAAAACACTCTACGCTCTGGCGCACGTTGTATACGATAGATAATAATAGCGTCTTCAAGCAGTTCTTTCTGCTTGTAAACTTTAAAAATGCTTTCTAATAGACTATTTCCAAACGGAAAATTATTGTCCATTCCCTCGCTCATTGACAAATGTACCACATGTTCTGCATCAATTGCCCATTGATTTTGATTTACACCAAATCTATTTCCAGTATTGGTAGGACTAGATCCTACCATATTTTTATTACCGCCGCCACTGTACGCAGTAGGAGTAGTAGCATTTGTAGCGTTAGCATTGATCTGAGTTGAGCTTAGATTCATAAAGTTCGGATTAATATCACGAACAACATATTGTTCAGGCTTTTTACCTTCGCTTTCGTTGACAATAATTTTATCAACTTTGCTAGGATCTACATGCATCCATGCTCGTGTTTCCGGGTCACAAATAAAAAAACAATCTCCGTATTTAAATGCACTACGTACAATTTTAAAAATTCTTTTTTGAAACTTGTTTAATCGAGTCCATTGCTGCAATGATCGTTTAATAATTTTAACTTCTGTAGGAGTTGCCTGTTCTTTAAAGAAGATGTTAAATGGTGTAGAATTTTCGTCGTTAGTTTGAGAACAAAATTCTGCAAGAATATCTAGCGCAGCATTAACTTCGCTATCCATATCCATAGTATCGTATTGATTATATCTTTCAATACGATTTGGATGTCCTGAATAGACATCCGGCAAGTATGAACTATAATTTGCTTTGCTTCCGGTAGGTCCGTATGCGGAGTCTGCACCGCTAATTGGACTTTTTGTGCCAGAAGCATTAACTGTAACGGGGGTGAAGTACTTTTTCCAAGACATAATTTAGACCGGATATAAATTTCCGGATAATCCTCTTAATGCATCAATGCTTCTGCGTCCTGTGTCTGCGGTGTCACGAACGTAAGATAACATTTCTGCTGTTTGCTTATTTAACGTTTGTAGTTCGCTAAGTAAATTTTTACCTACAACATCAGGTTCGTTATTTTCTTTCGGTGCAAATAATTCTGCCAAAGAATTTTCAAACTTTTCAAAAGGATTTGCCTGTTGTGATTTCATTGTCTTTTGCATTTCTGCTACTAGACCTGCTATATCTGGCTGCTGGAAATTTGTAGCACTAGGCATAGACATGTCTAATTGTACAGGAATAGTTCTACCATCTGGTAAAGGAACTACTGCTTCTGTACCGTGTAGTATTGCATCAAATCCAGATCTTGGACCGCTTAACACCGCTCCGTTTGCCGCAGCCGGTGCTTGATTAGGTTGCATAACAGTAGGGTCTTCTTGTGCTGCTTTACCAAATATACTAAATTTATCCCACACTGCTTGGAATACTTTTGATAAAATATCAGTAAGCCCGTCAGTGAGATCTTTAATTGCCTTGTCTCGAGTTGCAGGATTGATAAAACTTTTAATCCAATCTGTAATTTTTCTTAGTCCTGCTTCTACCTCAGGCAAAACTTTACCGGACATTCCTTTAAAGTCTTGTACTAAATCATTTGCAAACTTTGTTAAATCTTTAATAACAGGAAGCAATGCCATATAGACATCTCTTCCGAGATCTCTCATTGCTTTTTCTGATTCTGCTGCCGCGGCTGCTTCAGTTTTAGCACGGTCTTGTGCTTTTGTAACGTCGTTTTGCAGTTTTATTAAATCTTCTTGCGATTTTGCACCTTGCTTTAATGCTCTATTATAGTTTGCCTGTGCAGTCATAATGGCTTCAGCAGTTGGTCCACTCATCATACTCATTGCACTAACTAATGTAGTTCCAAACTGTTTAATGTCTTTAAAAGATCCTGCCATAGCAGCAGCGCCTGAACGATTAACATCGTCTATTGTTTTACCGCTATTTTGTATGTCAGATGCTATTCGATCTATACCTTGAGCAGCATTGCCCATTGTTGCTCTAAATGTTTGCGATGCGTCTGTCATATCTGGCAAATTCATTAACTTTGCTTGCAAACTTTGTACTGCACCTTTGCCGCCTACTGCCAGTGCTTGCGATAGGCCTGCCATTGCTTTCTTACGACCATCTTCATCTAATGTCTGCAGGTATGCTTCAAACGCTGCATTTTGTTGGGCTTCTTGTAGGGCTTTTTCTTGTTCTTCTCTACTCTTACCAGTTATAGTAGCCAACATGTCGAGTTGTTTCATGTAGGATCCTGCTGCCTCTGATAACCCTTTAGTATTACGCATTTCGTCTGCTGTCCGTCCGCCAGTCATTTTAATGTAGTTGGCTAATCCGTTTGCAGTTTCTTCTGCCGATAATCCTAGTGCTCTCAATTGTTCTCCCATAGGAGAATTTCTTAAATCTTTTGCTAATCTTACGAAATTCTTTGAACCGTCTTCTGCTCCTGCACCCATACTAGCCAATGCAACAGAATTGTTTGATAAAACAGTTCCAAATTGTTCAAGTGTAAGTCCTAGCGATAATGCTTCAACTCTAATAGTAGTCAGTGAGCCACCAAAGTTAACACCTGCTTTAGTAAGTTGTCTGTAGGTTTCTAATTCTGCTTCCTGTAACTGCAATAACTTTTGAAATGCGCCTGCAACTAGACCAATACCAAGTGGCAAATCTTTAAACGCACCTGCTAGATCGCTGGCAGCACCTGCTCCGTCAACTAATGAACCGGCTAAGTTTGTTAGATTACCTGCTGTTTTAAATGCACTGGCTGCAACATCTCCTACAACAGTTCCTAAAAATTGTGCTCCTTTACCAAGACCGTAGAACAAAGGATTAAGTTTAAGTAAGGAGCCTGCACTTAATGATGAGTTCTTACCCAGGGCAGTAACTGCTTGTTCTGCTTGTTCAACTGCTCTAGCATCCATTCCTGCCTTTTCAGCAAGTTTGGCCAACTTCTTCATTTCTTTAACGGAACCAGCAGATGCTAGCAGCAAAGCCTTTAGGGTTGTTTCCGTAGCCGCATTGTTTAATTCGACTTCGTTGTCACCTATTCTACCAGTTACGTCTGCCATAGTTAAAATCCCAAGTTCTATGCGTATATAAATAATACACTGAGTTATACTCAGTTATTTATCGGAGAATATAAACATGGTTCCACAGCAGACTAATAGTCAAAACCCATTAATGAATCTTATGAGACAACCTAAGATTTACATTCGCTTACCTAGCGGAGGACAATATTGGGATGCCGGATCTATTGATGTTTCTGAAAATGGAGAGTTTCCTGTATTTTCAATGACTGCGCAAGACGAACTTGCACTGAAAATTCCAGATGCATTAATGAATGGACAGGCAGTTGTGGATGTTATTCAGCACTGTATGCCTAATATTAAAAATGCATGGGCATGTCCTAACTTGGATTTAGATGTTATCTTAATTGCTATTCGTATTGCTACATATGGCGAAAAGATGAATGTACCGTTAGTGATTAAAGAGTTTGAAGCAGATTATTCTTTAGATTTACGAGTGTTATTAGATCAATTAAATGCTCAAATTACTTGGGATCCCGTTGTGCCTATCAATGATGATCTTACACTTTATGTAAAGCCTATTAACTATCGTGTAATGAGTGCTAGTGCTGTACAGACTTTTGAAACACAGAAATTAATTCAACTTGCTGCTGACGATAGTATTCCTGATGATCAAAAGTTAGAAACATTTAAAAACAGTTTTGCTAAATTAAATCAATTGACTGTGGGAATTATCAATAATTCTGTTTACCAAGTAGATTCTGCTGCCGGCCAAGTTACTAATCAACAACACATTCAAGAGTTTATGAACAATGTTGACAAGGCTACCTTCAGTAAAGTAAAAGACCATATTGATGCCTTGAGAGAAATCAACACTATTAAACCATTGACTATACCTGTTAACGATGAAATTCGAGCACAAGGTGTTGACACAGACACTATTGAATATCCAATCAGTTTCGATCCTTCAAATTTTTTCGAATAAGGCTTTTGTCTCTCAGTTTGGAAGAGATTGACGAACTGAGTAGGAAAATGGAAAAAGAGACAAAAGCCTTAAAAGACAATCTATTCAGGCTTTGTTGGTATATGAGGGGCGGTATGACTATATCCGAAGCATACAATCTAGCACCTGATGATTTAGAAGTCCTTAACATCATCATTAAGGACAATATGGAAACTACTAAGAAAAGCGGATTGCCGTTCTTTTAAACTGCTTTGCCGCCACGCACTACTTTAGGCTTTGCTGCCGGCGTTCCGGGAGGAGCCATTTTACTAACAGTCTTCTTAACTGGTGCTGCTTGATTTGTAATACCTAAGTCTTGTGCAAGGATAGCAAGAATTCTTTGCTTGCTTTTTTTATCTAATTTGGCAACTAAATCTTTTGTTTGTCTATAATTTGAAACTGCTGCAAGTTGTTGTGTAGATTGTCCCATTGCTGGGTTAACTTTATTTGTTGCAGTAGTTGGGTTACCTGCTACTGCTGATTTGCCTGCATTATAACCCTGCTTTGCTGCCTTGCCCATACCAGCAATACCACCTGCTACTGCGCCAGCACCTTTGGCAACACCGCCTACTACTCCAGGAACACCCATTGCAGCACCTTTGGCTACCTGACCTATGCCTTTGGCAACTCCTTTGATACCTGCTTTAGCAGCATCCCATCCAGGACCTTCATTTAATTCTCGAATAGCAGATTCGGATAATATTTGATCTATACGCATGATGTTTGTTTCCTTAATAGCGAACATGATTATTTATATTAATAAGATGTACTGCGTACATCTGTTCTTTGCTATCGCTCGAACTGTTATAAATGAAGTAATAATGATATGCGAAGCACTTAAACTATTATCTAGATTAAGTGGTCACACTTCGCCCGCACAGGGCAAAGAAAAAAATCTGCATTATCTGAGTAGCGCAGCCACATAGTGTTAAAACTACAAAGTATTTCTACTTAACACAGGCGGTTGTCCGATACCTGCTCGTCTTGTCTTATTACAACGGCATGTTATGCATTAAACACTATCTTATTGCACAACACTGTAGGCGTTTGTTAAACCCTACATCTTTTTGCCTATTCAATTCTCTTCAAACAACTAAATCGCAGGTCTTGATTAGCGATCTTCATCCTTTCGGGTAGTAGTTGAGTACTCTTAGCGGCGAGAGTTTTCCATCCCTGCGATTCGTAATCCAGGTTTAGGGCGTCCGATATTTGCCGACGCTTGCTTGTTACCGCTTAAGGTGCCTTAAATTTTAGATTTTATGTGAGAGCCATGGACACGGACTTGTATATGTCCGTTATAGTATTCGTCGGATTCTAATACTTTGCGCTCGAATTGTTCTCGAGCCTCAATGTAAGATGTTTCTGATTTTGATTTACAGTAATAGAGGATTTCTCTAGTGAATTTATCTGTGCCTAATGCTACAACGTCTGTTGTTAGATTAGGACTCGAGCCATAATATGTTTGCCAGTCTGATTCAATTTTGCCTCGAATCTTTTTTTTCTTCTTTGTGCCGTTCTTTAACTTTACAGTCTTGTAGGTCGTTTTACTAAATTTTGCTAATTTCTTACCAATATACTTACGCCCGGTAATTGTGTTAGAGATAAGATATACAAATCCAACACAATCTTCGGGCAATTCATTAATTATACTGCCTTGATAAGTCCAAGTCAATTACTGTGCAGCCTTTTTTGCTTCAACACGAGCATTCTTTTCTGCTGTGATTTCGTTGCGACGTGCCTTGACAGCCTTGCTCATTTCTGCAAGTGCTTTACGAGCACGAGTTCCTGCTGCCGCATTACCTGCAGCAAATTTTGCATCTTCTGCCATGTATGCATCAAACGCTGATTGAAGTTCATTTTGTGTACTCATTTTTTATTTTCCTTTAAAAGTTTTCTTTGTTCTTTGGCTTCTGTCTTTAAACGGATCTGTTCTTTATGATCAAGCCAAATTTGTTTTTGAATTTCACTATACTCTTTTTGTAATTGAAATACTTCCATCCTAAACGGATTCATATGTTCTTTTAACTGGCCTATGGCCTTTCTTAAACGTCTACAAGATTTATTTGTTGGTTTTTGAGTAAAGCCAATGTGTGCATTATGCAACTCTGTGACTTTTTCCAAGAACTCTTTATAAATCTCTGTATATTTCTCTAACATTTAGTATTAATACTCGATATGATCGGCATCATTTGAGTAAGAAGTAAATCCGTTCTCTTTGATAACCTTAAGTACAGTGTTAACTCGCCCCACTAACTCGTCTTTGTGACTGATCAAGTATATATTCTTATTGCGTTCACGTGCCATCTTCTTTAGAACAGCAAGTCCGGATTCTACACCTGCACTGTCCATTCCTGCATCTATAAGTTCGTCAATGAACAATAAATTAACCTGTTGGTAAAGTCCTTCCCAAACATCTCGGAATGCCCAACTTAGACTTAAAATAAGTCTGTTACGTTCACCACGTGATAAGTTATCAAAGTCAAGGTCTTGTCCAAGTTGTGTAATTTCAACGTTTAAATCATTTTGAAATTTTACTTGATGTGGCAATCCCATTTTAGAAATATAATATCCTAATCGTTTGTTTAGATAACTTAAATTCTGGTCAATAATCTTTTTACGAATAAAACTATCTTTATTAGTCAACAACTTTAACAAAAACTCTTGATGATCTTTAGTTTTAGTTAATTCGTTAATGATATTCCAATTGATTACTTGTAGCGCAGTCTGTTTAAGTTCTTCTACTTGTTCTTTATACGGATTCAATTCTGCAACTTTATTTGTTAAACTAGTTTCTAAACTATTAAGATTGTTTTTATGACCTAGTGCTTCGGCTTCTGTTTCATAAAATGTTTCAGGCCGCCTTCCTAAATCTCCAATTGCATCAATAGTTTCTTTGATAGACAACAAACCTACATTAACTTTATCTGCATAGATTAAACTGTCTTCTAGATCTTTTTGTGCTTTAAGTAACATTTCTTCATGCTTGTAGTCATGTAGTTCTTGCTCACATGCCGGACATTGTTTATTTGCAAGGGTTTCTACAGCGCTAGTATATTTGCTAACTGATTTATCAGCCTGTATCTTAGCACTTTCAAGAGTTGCCCGCTGTTTATTCAATTCTTTAACAGTAGAAGTATCTGAAAGCCATTCTTTTAGATTTTCATGAAGCAATAGTTCTTCGTCAATGTCTACATTTTCTAATTGTAGTATTGCTCTTCCTAACTTTTCGAGGTCTTCGTTTGTTTTTGTTTCCCAGGCCGAACTTTTAATGCCCAAACTGTCAATGGATTTCTGTACATTCTCGTTCGCAGTTTTAACACCTTCGATTCTGAATGTTTCTTGTTGAATAGCATCTTTTGTAATCTTTACTTCTTGTTTTAATCGTTCTGCTTTTTCTGACAGTAGTGTAATGCCTAGCAATTGTTCAATAACTTCTCTCTGATCTGCTGCTCGCATTGAAAGAAAAGGTTCAGTATAAGTGTTTAACGCAATTAAATGCTTAAACATTGTATGACTCATGCCTAACAATTGCTCAATAGACTTTTGCGTTTCTCGACTATCGCCTTGACTTTCGTCTTGATCTTCTGTTTTTTGCTCTTGATCATTTACAAAAAACTTTAGTACATTGGGTTTACGCCCTCTTTCAATTCGAAAAGCCTGCCCGTTAGTATCAAACTCTACAGTAACAAGCATATGTTTCCCATTTGTCTTGTTAATTAAGTTTTCTTTTTTAATATTGGTTAGCGCCTGGCCATACAATGCATACGAAAGCGCATTAATAATAGTTGTTTTACCTGTACCATTTCGACTGCCGCTATCATCTCCACCTAAGTCTACGTTTTCACCTAATACAAGTGTAAGTTGTGCTTTATCAAAATCAACTGCCTGAGTTTGATTGCCTACACTCATGAAATTTTTCACAGTTATATTATTGAGTTTGAAAGTCATAGGTTGTTATAAATTGAAAGTAATAATTTTTTATCAAATGAATTTGAATCGATATTCACTAATTGATCTGTAACAATTTGATCTACACTTTCAAATTTTGTTTCGGTTTGATCATCTAAAATAGAATCTAAATTTTCTTTTTCTTGAATTAGACTTATTTCTCTAATATCATATTTGTCTACAAATGTTTCTTTAATAAAATTTGCTTCTTCAAAACTGATATCGATATCTAATCCAACTTTGATGTACATTTTATTTTTCATCAACGAAGATTCTTCATCAATTAGTCTGCTTAATTTTACAGATCTAAATTTAGGAGCATCTTCCCAATCGATGAATTGAGGCACACCGCCCCATTCTAGTGTCATCATGCCACGCTCGTCATCCCATGTATCTGCAAAGTTATGGGGGAAAGCATTGCCAATGTACCAAACTTTTCCTTTATTTTGCCGTTTGTGGAAGTGACCACTGAACACATAGTCTTGATAATGAAAGTGTTCTGCTTGCAGTTCACCGTGATCAGGCATTTGTACCATGGCGTTCATGTAGAACAAAGGTAATTCAAAATGCCCAAACATATATTTGCTCTTGATCTTGGTAATATCTCGCCATTCATCACTTACTAGCCAAGGAACAAGGGTTACGTCGTCAATAGTAGTAACTTTATCAACTACAGTGACACCCGGAATATGATGTCCGAACGCAGCACTGTGAATAGTTCGTTTGTCTTTGTAAAACAAATCGTGATTACCAGGGAACCAAAAGAATTGTTCGAATGCTGCACCTAGTTTTTCTAAACTTCTAATGCTTGCATCTAAGGTAGTTAGATTAATCGAGTTGCGATTATGATGCCAATCGCCAAGAAAAATACAAGTTTCGCAACCTTCTCGTTTTGCGTTTTCAATAAACCAATCTACAAAGTCTTCACAATCTTGATTATGAGTTGCTGAATTTGATTTTAAACCAAAATGTATGTCTGTAAAACACGCTACTTTTTTAAACAAAGCCATTAACAATAGTCTCCCTATTTAATAGTGTAGCATGCTGATATAATAATGTCAAGTTTCAGTTCCGCTTTCGATATCTGTTTCTTCCGATTTAGGCATTCTAAAGTTTTTATACAATTCTGCTTGCCTTGCAGTTTCTTCCGCATACTCATCACGGTATTGTCTTGTCATACTTGGAGTGAACCCATTAATTTCCAGCATATCATCTCGAATATTTTGATTTTTTTTCTCAATGTTTAGTACTCTAGTAAACGAATTAGTAACAGCCGCTGTATAATAAGCAAACGGATTTTCTGATTTTGATTCGTCGAACTGTAATCCTATTTGACTTAACTGTAGAATTGCTTGTCCACGCATTTCTTCATTATAAGTATAACCACGCCAGTTGCTACGTTGTGCATATCGTTCGGAAAGTTTAATAAACATTTTGCCAAGATTTTCAGTAATTCTGCCATGTTCTTTACTAAAATATCCTTTGTCTAGATCACCTTTCCAATGACTTTTACCTACACACACAAGTTCGTCGTTATCATTGTATTTCCAGTGTTGGAAAGGAGGAAAATTTACCTTATCGTGACTGTCTGCAGTACTCTTGACTGTTTTTTTACGTCCCGGTGCTAGCGGTATATGATCAAATGTCATAATTCGAAATACTAAGTCGACTTTTTGTATAGTTTTATAGTCCTGAGTAAGTTCTGCTAACTTTACTTTTTTATCTCCTTCTGCTCTGGCCTTATTAAACGCCAACAATCCTATTCGTTTAGCCTGTGCTCTTTTAGCATCAGTGACTGTAAGTCGATTAATTTTATCTAAATTAGTTAGAATAATATCGTGTTGACTGTATTTTTTATCGGTGAAACTGCTGAAAGTAATTTTACTTTTATGAATCTCTGCTAATAAATCTCTATTATTTAAATATCTAACTTTTGGTCCTGGAGATAGTATTGTCATAGTTATAATGTCCCTTTATAATATTGTAGCAAATATGCCACATGTGTGTCAACCATTTAATGACGGTTTTTTATGTGGTAAATAAGGTATAGGGAATATATTTATGGCCGACCTTGACTCGCTTAAACAAAGATTAGCAAATGCTAATGCAGCCGCCACTGCTGCAAAACCTGCTTATGATGCCGCAAAAGCAAAATCTGATGCTGCATATGCGGCATTGACAAATGTTATTGCTACCGAAGGACAGTCCGCCAAACTTAGAGAAGTTAATTCATTAAACACGCAAATAAACCAAAATCCAAACGACCCTGCTTTGCAATCAAGGCTTGTAGAAGTACAAACTTCAATGCAGGAATCTCGAAAACGTATTGCCACAGCGCAGCAACAATCAGACGAAGCAAATGCAGAAAGAAATTCTACTGCTGCCACATATTTTGAAGTAGACATGCAAGCCGGAGAATTAGAAGAAGCAATATCGGTACAAGAACAAGCGGATATTGCTGCCCAAGTTGCAGACGGAGAAGCAAATGCTGCCCAAGCAGCAGACCCTACTTCGACTATTAAATCACCAGAAGCAACTAATGAATCTGCTACTGATATTGAATCTGCTGAAAAAATGGCAGACCCTAACAATACACCTGCCGGTAATAACCCAGACGAAGCAGATAGTACAGAAACATATGCTGCCGGTAATAACCCAGACGAAGCAGATTCGACTGCATCGCCAAGATCATCCGGAGTTCCGTCAGGCGCCCAACTAACCAAACCAGAACCTGCTTCTGCTAAATGGGCAGGTGCTGAAGATTTAAGAGTAATGATAAGGGTACCTACAGAGTATCTTAAAGGTAAATCCTCGTCGTTATCTGAACTAGGAGGTGTGTTATTTCCGTACACACCTCAAATTAGTTACGACACTCAAGCACAATATGGAAGTGTAAATCCTCTTCATAGCAATTATACACAATATTTCTTTAAGCATAGCAGCGTATCTGCTATACAAATTAACGGAAAATTTACAGTTCAAAATGAACAAGATGGTATAAAATGGTTAGCAGTTCAACATTTATTAAGAGCGCTAACTAAGATGCGGTTCGGAACAGATAAAAATGCCGGAAGTCCCCCACCCATATGTCGTTTAGAAGGGTATGGAGATTATCAATTGAGAAATATTCCTGTTGCTATACAAAGTTTTAAATTTGATTTGCCTGATGGAGTTGATTACATACAGGTTAAGTCATCGTTTGAAAATTCTTTAGTACCCACATCTTCTGTATTAGCAATAAGTTTAATACCTATTTACAGTGGACGTGAAATACAAAATTATAGTGTTGATAAATTTTTATCAGGTGAATTCACAGGAAAAGGTTATCTATGACAATATATTCTAAAACTAGTCCTTACTATGCTACTGAGATAACTGGCGGTTATCTTGATGTACTTACATTAAGATCTTTTCCTAATCAAAAAGACGATATTCTTTTTACAGTAACTAATCAATATGAGAATCGTCCTGATTTACTTGCATATGATCTTTATGAAGATGTTAATTTGTGGTGGGTGTTTGCTGTTAGAAATAGAAATATTCTAAAAGATCCTACATTTGACCTTGTTGCTGGTATTGAAATTTATCTTCCTAAGTTACAAACTCTTAGAGATTCGTTAGGATTGTAATATGACAAAACAACAAACAGGCATTACAGAGCGTAAGCAAGACTTGACTGGCGACGGAGGTGAAGCCATTGCTGCACTACTTAATAAATCGTCAAGTAATGCACTCTCTGATAATCCTACAGCAAATAATTCAGAACCTAATATTTTAAACAACTACCGGTCAGTTAACTATCATTTTACATTGGCTGCGCTAACACCAAATAATATTCGAGACCCTAAAAGTTATAGAGACAGTACATTAAAATATATTATTATTTCGACTAAAGGTAAAGGCCCTAATGCAATATCTTCTAATATAGTTCCTATAAAAACTACAAAAGAAGTAACAGAACTAATATTTGATAACGGCGGCAACGAGGCAACTGAAATTAAAAAAATTATACCTGGAGAAGATGATGTAAGCGGTGTTGATATTGTTAAAGGATTTAACAAAGAAAGTCAAGGGCGATTCGAATTCTTTATTGACAATTTAGAAATAGATTCTATAGTTGCACCTAACGAACAATCAGGCACATCGTTATCTACTTCTGTAAGATTTGATGTATTTGAACAATTTAGTGTAAATGGATTTATAGAAGCACTACATACTACGGCATTAGCCGCAGGATGGACAGGATATCTCAATGCTTCGTTTTTATTAAAAATTGAATTTATTGGTTATCCTGACAATGTTGATTTACCTACTCCAAAACTAATAAATGCTACTAAGTATATACCTATTAAGTTTACTGGTGCGGAAATGAATGTAACTGAGCAGGGAACAACATACAATTGCAAAGCCATTCCTTTTAACGAAGCCGGTTACGGCAATCCTAATGAAATTTATACCGACATATCTTTTACAGGTAATACAGTAAAACAAGTTTTAGACAATTTATTTTCGATTGTTAACAAACATTTAGAAGAACGTGAAAAGAAAGAAAAAAATTCTGATAATACTAAAACTATAAGAGACATTTATGAAATTTATTTTCCTAATATGCCTGAACTCGGAAAAGATATCAAAATTGTAAAAAACAGTGACGGTAATTTGATAGCAGGTAAATCTATCAACAATAATTTAAGAGAAAATTCTTTATATAAATTTCCTGAAAAAGTTTCTACAGTAACAGGCGGCAGAGGAACTACTCAATCAGAACAATTTAGATTAAATCCGCAAGTAAGCAGAATTCAATTTGCAAAAGACAGTCACATAACTGATATTATTACTGCGGTTATTCGTGATAGCCATTATTTAAAAGAAATATTGGCTGACGTAAATGCTGCAAAAGATGCACACGGCATGATTGATTATTTTCAAATAATAATCAATACACTACCTTTAGGAATCGACACTACTACGAACATTCACAAACACATATATCAATTCTTAGTAGTTCCTTACAAGGTTCATTATACTAAATTGCCAGGTTATCAGTCTAAAAAATTTCCTGCAAAAGAATTATTACCGTTTGTTAAAAGAACTTACAATTATATATACACTGGCAATAATATAGATGTTCTTAATTTTAAATTAAATTTTAATAATTTATTCTTTCAAGCATCAAATCCTAAAATGGCCAATACTGATAAATTGGAAAAGCAAGATGCCGCCGCCTCTTCTGATAATGTACAAGTTAAGCAACCGAACGGTCTTTCAAAAGATGCTCCTGAATCTAAATTTGATACAGCGGGACTTGTTGCTAACGGAGACTCTAGCAGTTTCAAAGGAAGAGCAGGCGCTCCGAAAACAGATCCGTACTTTCAATTGGCATATAATGCACACCAAGCAATTTTAGAAAGTGTTAATTTATTAACGGCTGAAATAGATCTAGTAGGCGATCCGTATTATCTTTCAACGTCGGGAATTGGAAATTATTTTGCAAGATTTAAACAACTAGGTCTTACAGTTGACGGAGAAGCAACCCCTCAATTTGGACCAGTATTGTGTAGAATCAATTTTAGAAATCCAGTAGATATTGACAGCGTTACTGGACAATATAAATTTTCTGAATTAGTTCCGTTCAGCGGAGTTTATCAAGTCATCAAAGTTAAACACATGTTTACTAATGGTATATTTAAACAACGACTTAACTTGATAAGATTTCCAGGTCAAGTTGATGATGAAATAGGCAAGAAACCGCTACCTATTAAGTATGACATAGAATCAAAACCTGGCGAGCAATCAAGAAAAGACAGTGCTCCTGCTGAAGTACCACAACAAGGTGTCAAAGAAAACAACATTGAACTTGACAAAATGATCAGTAGAGGAGTTCCTAGTCCTGCAGGAATTACTGGACCTGAATCTTCTAAACTAAATCAAATAGCAAAGGCAGCATTTGGTGTAAGTGCGGTGTTAGCCGGCTCCGATTTGCTTAAAGGCGGCCTGAAATTAGATGTAGGGTCAATAGCAGGATTAGTACTTGCAGGCACAGGTGCAGCATCATTGTTAAATCAAGCAACTTCGGTTGCAAGTTCCTTACTCCCTAGCAATGCATCTTCTTTATTGAATACTGATGTAACTAAATCTCTTTCAGAAACCGCCGGAGCAATCAAAACCGGTGCTGCAAACTTGGCTGCAGGAGTTAGTATTTCTGGACAAGAATTTTTAAAAACTGCAAATGGATCTTCTATTATAGATGGCTCTGGAAATCCAATTCTAACTGGTGCAGCATTTCTTGATCCTGCTGGCGCACTGAGTGGTATTAAAGATAAAATAGGAAATATTACTGCACCTACAATCCCGGGACTAAGCGGCAGTGGCGGCAGTCTAACTGCTGCTCAAAAGAATGCTGTACTTGCAGATGCAAAAACAAAAGGAATTCCGGCAGATCAAGCATTACGAAATGCCAGTATGTTTGGAGTTAATCTTCCTGGATTTCAATCCAATGGCGGCTCGATCGCTGCTAAATTAGGTCTCGATACATCTGCGTTATCTAAACTTACTGGTGTTGATAGTAAGTTAGTAGACCAAATAAAACAAGCCGCAGAAGAAATACCTAAAAATACTGATCTTAACAAGGCTAAAGATCAAGGTATTATTATGGGAAGTTTGGGAGTAGACTCTTTTAAAAACTTACCATCAATTCCTCCTTTTCTTCACGCTCCTCTTGCAGCATTGCCTAATAGAAGCGTAGCATCTACCCTGTCTGCTGAACAGCGTACCGCAGTTATTGCTGATGCAAAAACCAAAGGTATCCCTGTAGATCAAGCACTGCGTAATGCCAGTATGTTTGGCGTTAATTTAAAAGTACTTTCACCTGAAGCACAGGCAATTGCAATTAGTAACAATCCCCAAGCCGCTGCCGGAAATGCATCTGCATTGGCCGCCTTAGGTATCTCTGGTGCAGATATTGCTTCTGGAAAATTTGATACAATATCTAAACAACTAGAACAACTTAACCCCGGAATACCGAATGTAACTGATATAGTTGCAGGAATGAAAACATCATTGTTATCTATTGGTAGTAAGTTGCCTAACATAGGCGGCTCAATAGAGGGACTTGCAGGAAATATACAATCTGCATTAGGTAATCCTGGAACGAACTTATCTTTATCAGACATGGGCAAAAGTGCAGTTGCACAATTTGGAAGTTTATCCAGCAGTGTCGGTTCGCCTTTAAATAAACTCATGAATACCGCAGTTAACAGTTTAAACGATCCTAATGCACCTCCTTACACAGGCACTGATCCTATTGTAAGAGCAAGGTTAGGATTACCATCTGTTGTAGATAATCAAGGTAACGCAATAACATAATATGCCAATAACTTCCCGTTCTCATTCAAAATTACCTAGTCCCGGACCGTGGCTTGGTATTGTAACTAGTCACCAAGACCCTACCTATATGGGCGGATTAGAAGTTGTTCTAGTTAAACCTAGAACAGGTGAACTAAATGTTCAAAGCGAAACTTTTATTGTTCAATATCTAAGTCCGTTCTATGGATCTACATCAATTAGATTTGAAGGTAATGATTCTTCTAATTGGCAAGACGTACAAAAAAGTTATGGATTCTGGGCAGTTCCTCCGGATATTGGTTCTACTGTTATGTGTATTTTTATTGAAGGTGATCCTAATCAAGGCTATTGGTTTGGGTGTGTAGCCGATAGATTTCAAAATCATATGGTTCCGGGAATTGCTGCTAGTAAAAATGTTGCAATTACAGCGGCGCAAGAAAGAAAGTACGGCACTAGAAATCTTCCAGTTGCAGAATTTTTAAAAGGAACTAGAAGTACTTCAATAGGAAAGCCTGATACATTTACAAAACCTATTCATCCTTTTGCCGATAGACTGTTAGCACAAGGCCTTCTTACTGATTCAGTGAGAGGAGTTACTTCTAGTAGTGCAAGGCGAGAAGTTCCTAGTCAAGTGTTTGGCATTTCGACGCCAGGCCCATTAGATCCTAACGGTAAAAAAGGTTCTGTAGGTTACCAATCTAGTTCTCCTCAACCAGTTAGCAGATTGGGTGGTAGTACATTTGTTATGGATGATGGAGATGCTGATGGCCAAAATGAACTTGTGAGAATTCGAACTCGGACAGGCCATCAGATATTAATGCATAATACTCATGATTTAATTTATATTGCTAATGCATCTGGTTCAGCATGGATTGAATTAACTGGACAAGGAAAAATTGATATATATGCAAAAGATTCCGTCAGTGTGCATACAGAAGCAGATTTTAATTTTAAAGCAGATAGAGATATTAATATTGAAGCAGGCAGAAATCTTAATATTTCAGTAGGTGAAAATTTTCAAGCAGATGTAGGCGGTAATTATACACTCATTGTAGATAACAACGGTAAAATAAACTTTTCAGGCAATCTTGATGAAACTATTGTAAAAAATAATACTGTTTCTGTGGGTAAAGATCTCAATGTGGGCGCAAACGGTTCAATACTTCAAACTGCCGGAAATAAGATGCATCTATATTCAGCATCAGATATGTTCCAGCAATCGTCTTCAAATATTAATATTAAAGCCGGCGAACAAATGTTCCAACAATCGACTGGTATTTTTAATGTTAAATCTGGAAGTACTTACACAGAAACTGCTCATGTAATTCACATGAACAGTAGTGATCAGATAGCCGCAGAAGCAACTAAATCAACAGTATCTTCAATTGCTGAAATTCCAACAGCATTACCAAAATATAATCTTCCTAACAGAAGTAAAGATGAAGGATGGGATGACGGCAAGTTCTATAAAGCAGATGATATTTCGTCTATTATGAAACGAGTCCCGACACATGAGCCGTGGGACCATCACGAATCGATTAATCAAAGTCAATTTAATTCTGTCAATACCGATAGCACTACTGATGTTCCTACTAAATCACAAGCACAATCTAGTTATAGTGCAGCATCATCTAGTCCTGCAACTAAAGAAAATCCTCCTACAAATTACAATAGGGCAGACATGCCTAAAAATTGGGCAGACGATCATGCATTTGTTAAAAAAGCTATTGAAGTTGCTAAAGAATTAAATTGTTCATTTATAGATTTATTAGCCTGTATGGCGTTCGAAACAGGTAGAACATTAAGTCCGTCTATAAGAAATAGTATAGGAGCAACTGGACTAATTCAGTTTATTCCTTCTACTGCCAGGGGTCTTGGCACTACCACTGATGCATTGGCAGTAATGACACGAGTAGAACAAATGGACTGGGTATTAAAATATTTTAAAGCAGGTCCTGTGCGTAAAATTGCTGCTCCTACGCTTGAAGATCTATATATGCAGATTTTATGGCCACGAGCAGTTGGTAAACCTTTAGACTATGTGTTATTCAGTAGTCCTTCTACTGCTTACAGACAAAATAAAGGACTAGATGCTAATAATGATGGAAACATTACTAAAGCAGAAGCTGCTGCCAAAGTTAGAAATCAACTAACTTATATTAGAACACAGATGTTAAAAATTCCAGAAGATGCTCAAGTATGGACTGATGGTAACGGCAATCCTGTACTTGATAGCAACGGTAATCCTATTAGAACTGGCTACTATCCGCCCAAAAATTAATAAAATAAATAATAAACTATGGCATATAAGAACTTGGTTATTACTCCTCCTAACGTTAAAAACGTATCTAAAACTAAAATTAGTCAGTTTTATAAAGGATTTAGCACGATAGATGAGTCTACGACCAATGTCAAACTATATGATTTTGAATTAATAAAACAAGATATATTAAACGAATTCAACACCCGCAAAGGTGAACGATTAATGTATCCTAACTTTGGTTCTATCATATGGGATTTAATTTTTGAACCTTTAACTCCGACTGTTAGACAGTTTATTGCCGAGGATGTTGACAGAATAGTCAATTCAGATCCTAGAGTAATTCCTACATTTATTAACATTGTAGAACAAGACTTTGGATTCTTAATAGAACTAACACTGACATACTCGGGATCGGATGTTAGCGAGAATATGCTCCTGAAATTTGACAAAAATGCTGGCCTTGCAGTGTAATAACTACCCAGTTTATTTTTGCTATAAATACACCATAACTGGATTGTTTTACCTATGATACCGGCAACGAACTCAAAATTATTAGTAACAGAAGATTGGAAAAAAGTATACCAATCTTATAAAAATGCGGACTTTAAGTCATACGACTTTGAAACTGTTCGTAGAACAATGATTGCGTACTTAAGAGAAAAATATCCTGAAGATTTTAATGATTATATTGAATCTAGCGAATATATTGCTCTTATTGATCTTATCGCATACTTAGGGCAAAATTTAAGTTTTCGTGTTGATTTAAATGCTCGTGAAAACTTTTTAGAAACTGCTGATCGTAGAGACAGTGTGCTAAGACTTGCGCAGTTAATTAATTACAATGCTTCTAGAAATAACCCTGCTAATGGTTTATTAAAGTTAACTGCAATTAGTACTACTGACGATGTGTTTGATGCTAACGGTAGCAACTTAGCAAATACTATTATTGGTTGGAACGACACTAGTAATTTAAATTGGTATCAGCAATTCGTATCTATATTAAATTCTGCAATGCCAGCAAGCGTAGTTTTTGGAAAACCTTACGATAAAAAACCTATTGCCGGTGTACCTACAGAGCAATACAAAATTAATTCCGCTAACACTGATGTTCCTATATATTCTTTTACAAAGGTCATTGGCGGCGTTAACATGCCGTTTGAAATTACTAGTTGTGAATTCAGCAGTAGTAATGTAATTAACGAATCAACGCCTGCTCCCGGCAGTCCATTTAACTTTATCTTTAAAAATGATGCCAAAGGAAGTGCAAGTCCTAATACTGGATTTTTTGTGCATTTCCGACAAGGTGCCTTAAATGTTACTAATTTTTCTTTAGATAATCCTGTACCTAATGAAATTGTAGGAATTAATGCAAGCGATATCAATGACGCCGATGTTTGGTTATGGCAACTTGATGCTAACGGTAATTATGTCACTGAATGGACTAAAGTTAACTCTTTAACAGGTAACAATATTATCTATAACAGTACTAGTATTGACAAAAGAAATATCTATACGGTAACTACTAGAGAAAACGATCAAATTGATTTAAATTTTGCAGACGGCACATTTGGTAATTTACCTAAAGGCCAGTTCTCTTTATTTTATAGACAAAGTAACGGATTAAAGTACTACATTAAACCAGAGCAAGTTAACGGTGTCCAAATTGAAGTTCCTTACTTTAACAAAACAGGACAACCTCAAACTATAACAATGACATTAAGTTTGCAATACACTGTTTCAAATAGTGAAGCAAGTGAATCTAATGCAAGTATTAAACAAAAAGCCCCCCAATCATATTATACACAGAATCGTATGATTACTGCGGAAGATTATAATATTGCTCCATTAACTGCTAGTTCTGACATTATTAAAATTAAAAGTATAAACAGAATATCAAGTGGAATTTCTAAGTATTATGAATTGAGCGATGTAAGCGGAAAATACTCCAGCACTAACATTTTTGGAAGTGACGGAATTATATACAAAGATGCAGTAACTCAAAGTTTTAATTTTACATTTTCATCTAACAATGCAATATATTCTGCATTAAGTACTGAATTAATTCCTGCTCTGGAATCTGCAGCAATGAAGAATTTTTATTATGAAAACTGGCCTCGCCCTGCATTAACTGATCCTATAGTATCTTGGCAACAACTGACAAAAAGTACTAATCAAACTACTGGATATTTTAAATCATCTATAGATAATGTTCCTTTACAAACTGGCATATTTTCTGGAAATAATCTTCAATATGCAGCAGCAGGTAGTCTTATTAAATTTGTTGCTCCTGCCGGTCAGTATTTTTTACCTACAGGAAAATTAACTTCTACTCAAGACAATACTACTAAAGATATTTTATGGGTTAAAGTTGCAACTGTTATTGGTGACGGTGCATACGGCGGCCTAGGCGCATTGCCTAACGGAACTGGTCCTGTAATTTTAACTCAGCATGTACCATCTAGTGCAATTGCAGAAGCAATTATACCTTCTTTTGATACTATATTAAGTTTTAATTTACAAGCAGACATTGTAGGGTTGTGTAATTCCAAAAGAAATTTTGGTCTTTCCTTTGCACAAGATACTCGTACTTGGTATATTATAAACGACACTGATCTTGATCTTACTAGTCCTTTTAAATTAACTTACCAAAAAGATGCAACTAATACTAACTTAGATTCTAGTTGGTTATTTGCCTTTGTATGGAACGGTATTGGGTATACAGTCCGATATAGATCAACTGAATATATATTTGAAAGTAAAAAAGAAACAGCGTTCTTTTTTGATAAAACTTCTAGAAATTTTGATTTTACAAAAAATACTTTAGTAAAAGATCAAGTTGAAATTCTTAAAATTAATAATAATCCGTTAGACGGAACTCCGTTAAAATTAGGACATTTATGGCAGGTAGAAGAAAATGTAATTGAACCAGATGGATATATTGAACCTAAAAAAATTAAAGTAAGTTTCTTTGATGAATTAGATGATAATCAAATTGATAATCCTGATAGTTTTGAAGACATTGTTGCTCCTGCTTCTACTAGCACACAAACTACATTTAAAGATAAATTTGTTTATTTTGTAAGATCTGACAATTATCAAACATATTCATTAATTGATAGTACTAATGTGCTTGCGTATCCTACTGAAGCAGCAGTTCCGTCTAACGCAAAATCTGTAGACAATCTTTATTATTTTTACAATCCTGCAGAAAATATAATCAAATCGTACAATGGTACTGAGTTTGTTTTAGAACCACTTTACTTTGCCAAAGAAGGTCGATCAAATTTAAAATTTCACTATAAGCATAACAGCGGTGAAAATAGAAGAATTGATCCAAGCAAGTCTAACATAATTGATGTATACTTATTAACTGCTAACTATGATATCAAATACAGAAATTGGTTGTTAGAAGATAACAGTAACGAACCGTTACCTCCTACAAGTTCTTCATTAGAAGAAAACTATGCTGCTGCATTAGAACCTATTAAATCTATAAGCGATCAAATTATTTACAGACCTGCAAAATATAAAGTATTGTTTGGATCTAAAGCAACTAGAAATTTACAGGCAACATTTAAAGCAGTAAGAAACAGCACTCGTCCTACTACAGACAACGATCTAAAAGCAAGAATTTTATTAGTAATCGATCAATTTTTTGCTCTAGAAAATTGGGAGTTTGGACAGACATTTAATTTTAGCGAACTATCTACATATGTTATGAACATAATGAGTCCTGATATTACAAACTTTATTATTGTACCTAGGGCGAATGTTCCATTCGGTAGTTTATATGAAATCACTTGCCAATCAGATGAGATATTAGTAAACGGAGCATCAATTGATGATATTGAAATTATTGATTCGATTACTTCTACTCAAATTAACGCCACAACAGCACTAACTAACAGCACAGGAGTTTATTAATGGCACAAAATAATAACAAAAAAGGTTTGAAAAAATCTATAAATTTGTTGCCTGTTCTTTTTAGAACTGAAAAAAACAATAAGTTTTTATCTGGAACTATTGATCAACTAATACAAACTCCAGCACTTAAACGCATTGACGGTTGGGTAGGTAGTAAAATAACTCCTACTTATAATCCGTTAGCAGATCTTTATATATCTTCTAATTTAAAATCAAAACAAGATTACCAATTAGAACCTGCGTTAGTTGTTACTAATGATGTTTTTAAAATTAAAAAAGCAACTTCATACGATGATTTGTTGAATCAATTAGAGTTTGAAGGAGCCAATGTTTCTAACCACAATAGATTATTAACACCTGAGACATACTCTTACGACCCGCACATTAATTGGGATAAGTTTGTTAATTTTGAAAAATACTATTGGTTACCGACGGGCCCTGCAACTGTAAGTATCTCTGGCGAAACTAAAGAAATTGTAAGCACTTATAATGTTTATGATTCTGACGACGGCATGTTCTATGTGTTTAATCCAGACGGCTTAACTCCATTACCTCAAATTACATTATATCGAGGCGTCACATACAAATTTAATATTAAATCAGCGCATATGTTTTGGGTCAAGTCTGCTAGAATAGCAGGAACTGAAGGAGCATTTAGAGGCGCTCAGAATAACGGAATTACAGAAGGTACTGTTACTATTACTGTAGATGAAAGAACACCTAAGACTCTTTACTTTGTTTCTAAAGATAATGTGTTAAATGGCGGCGAATTTGTTATTAAGACATTAGATGAAAATTCTGTAATTGAAATAGACAAAGAAATTTTAGGAAAGAAAACATACACTTCTTATTCTGGTGTTGATTTTACTAACGGGTTAGTTATAAATTTTGTAGGAAATGTATACCCTGAATTTTATAGACAAAAAACTTTCATAGTTGAGGGTGTTGGTAATAGTATTAAACTAGTTGATGTTGCAACTCTCGAAACTCCCGAGCAGTTTGCAGAAGTGTACGACGAAAAGTTTGATAATACTTTCTTCGATTCATATGCTTTTGATCAATCTAACAACATTGCAGTTACACCGGAATATATTACAATCAATAGAAGCAGTCAGGATTTAAACCCTTGGACTCGTTACAATCGTTGGTTTCATGAAGATGTTATCAAAACTTCTTGCGAAGCAAACGGTGTGCCAGTATTACTACCGTCTGAACAAAAAGCCAAGCGTCCTATTATTGAATTTAATGCTGATTTAAAACTTTACAATTTTGGCGGCTGGGCTAAAAAGAATGTGCAGTTTATAGATACTACGACTACTGATGTGTTTTCAACCGCCGAAGGCGCATTAGGCTATTATGTCAATGGTGAAGAACTAGGGCAGGGTGATAGAGTAATCTTTTTAGCAGACACTGACGACTTTGTTAACGGAAAAGTGTACGAAGTTAATTTTGTTCCTATTGCAGGTAAACTTAGAATTAGTTTAGAAGAAATTGCTGACTCTGTCCCTGCCATTGACGATTGTGTTGTAGTAACAAAAGGCACTAATTTAAAAGGAACTAATTGGTGGTATAATGGAACTACTTGGGTTTTAGGACAACAAAAGACTGTGTTAAATCAACCTCCGTTGTTTGATATATTTGATAGCAACAGAAATTCGTACTCTGATGAAACAATTTACAAAGGTAAATTTTCAGGAACAAAAATATTTGGATATAGTGTAGGTAACGGTGCAGTTGATACAGTACTAGGTTTTGCATTAAAATATAAAGACGTTTCTAATCAGGCATATTATTTGTTTGAAAACTATTTCATGAAAGATGAGTTGTTAGTGATTAACGGTTCCGTTAGTTCAACTATAGAAACTTCAGTTGGGTTTATTAAAGATAACACAAATAGAAATTCTCCTGTTTACAAAACCGTATGGACAGATTCAGTATCTTATAATATTCCTGTAATTCAATATAATGTAATTGAAGAAGAAATTACTGAAATTGAAATTACATCTATTAAAAATCCTGGTTATCAAGATATGGTAATAGATGTATTTGTTAACAATGTAAAGCAAACTATTGATGTTGATTATTCTTTATATGCATCTGGTAGACAATATTTTGTTGCTTTTAATTCACCATTGCAACCTAAAGATAGATTGTATTTAAAAATAATTACATCTGCAGAAATAAGTGCTACAGGATTTTACGAAACATCTATTGGATACTCAAACAATCCTTTAAACTTTAATATCAATGGATTTACACTAACTGAATTGTCAGATCATGTAAAAACTATGATTGATAGGCACCCGGACTTTACTGGTGTATTTCCGGGTAATGGAAATATTAGAGACATTGCTAATTTAACATCTTACGGTACTAGATTAATTTCTAATAAAACTCCGGCAGCATTTGCAACATATTTTATTGCAAATGACGAATTTAGTTTAATTAATGCTACTAAAACAATTGCGCAACATTATTCACAATTTAAATTAGCATTAATTGATCAGATTAACAAATTGCAGGGAACATACTCTCCTGCTCAAGCATTAGATATTGTGTTGCACAATATAAATGCTAATAAAGATAACAGTTTTCCTTATGCAATTAGTGATATGGTTGCATACGGAACAGATGCAGTTACTAGAACATTTCCAGTCACTGATAAAAGAAATAAAGTATATTCTCTAGTTAATGTTTTTAATTTAACAGAACTATCTTTGAGATCAGTAATTGTATACCATACTGATAATGCCGGAGTAACAACACAATTATTACACGGTAGGGACTACGAATTTGATTTATATAACAATTCATTTACTGTTAACATAGAACTAGTTAAAGGCGATATTATTACAGTTGATGATTATCCTTCTACTGAAGGATGCTATGTACCGCCCACGCCTACTAAGTTGGGATTGTATCCTAAATTTGAACCTTCTATATATCTAGACACTAGATACACTACTCCAGTTAATGTAATACAAGGTCACGATGGAAGTATAACAGTTGCATTTAATGATTATAGAGATGTTATTATTTTAGAATTTGAAAAACGAGTTTTTAATAATATTAAAACAAATTATCGTCCTGAATTGTTTGATATTATATCATTTACTCCCGGAGCGTTTAGAAATAATCCTTATACAAGAAAAGAAATAAACGAAGTATTGTTAAAAGAATTTTCAAAATGGGACAATTTTTACGGATTAAATTTTACCGAAAATAATACTGCAACTGAGGATCCAAAAACATGGAGTTACAGTTCAAGTGTTAGTAGCATAACAGGAAGAAATTTACCAGGCAACTGGAGAGCAATTTATAAGTTTTTCTTTGATACTGATCGGCCTCATAGTCATCCTTGGGAAATGCTAGGGTTTTCTATCAAGCCTAGTTGGTGGGACAATGAGTACGGTCAAGCACCTTACACTAAAGGTAACAAACGTTTATGGAATGATTTAGAAACTGGTTCTATCAAAGATCCTTCTGGAATTATAATTAATTCTTTATATGCAAGACCCGGATTGTCAAACATAATTCCTGTAAATGAGTCTGGTGAATTATTAATGCCTGCTCAGGCAAACATTGCAACAAATGTTGATTATTTAAAAACGTCTAACAGATGGGAATTTGGCGATCACGGCCCGGTTGAATCTGCTTGGAGAAAAAGCAGTCTATGGCCATATGCTTTACAAATTTTAGCAGCATTAACTCAGCCTGCAAAATACAGTTCTTTAATGTTTGATACTAGTAGAATAGAAAAAAATATTGCTGATCAATACATATATTCTGCAACAGGCAAATTTTTAAACTTGTCTAATTTGGTATTATTTCAAGAAACACCTACTACACTTGCTGCTGGTTACAGTGTATTCTTAATAGAAGCAGGCAAACAAAAAAATAGAAATTATATTGCTAATTTAAAAAGTGAGTTGAGTCACATAACTTTTAAATTGTCTCATAAACTTGGCGGATTTGTAAACAAAGACAAATTAAAAATTACTATCGATTCTGTAAATCCTTCTAACTCTAACCCCGGAGTTGCTATTACTAACGAAGATTACGAAATATTTTTAGATAAGAGTAGTCCAGTTAAATCGTTAGGCATTAGTGGAGTCATTGTTGAAAAAACAAACAGAGGATATTCTATTAAAGGATATGACAATAAGATTCCGTCTTTCTATTGTTTAATGCCAATTTTTTCATCAAAAGATCCTGCAATAACAATTGGCGGAAAATCTGAATCTTTTGTTGAATGGAGTGCATCGGCATCTAATCCAATGGGAGGTTTTGATACAACTTCTGTAAGTACTAATTCCGGATATAGATTTTATAAAAAGGGTCAACTAGTAAGAAACAACAGCGTATTTTATAGAGTAAAAGTATCTCACAATTCCGGAACTGCATTTGAAACTGCTAATTTCCAACAGTTGCCTAAACTTCCTGTTACAGGCGGTATTACAGTACAACTTCCTTCTAAATATGAGAAAGTTGTAACTAAGGTTCCGTACGGTATTGAATATTCTACAATTTCAGAAGTATATAACGTATTGTTAGGTTACGGAAAATGGTTAGAGTCCCAAGGAGTAGTGTTTGATGAATACAATCAAGAACTACAAGAAATACTAAATTGGAATTACACTGCTAAAGAATTAATGTTCTGGGCAAGTCAAAAATGGGCACCTGGAAGTGTTATTACATTAAGTCCGTTTGCTCAAAAATTAAAGTTTGTAAATGATTATGCAGTTGTTGATAATCTTTTTAATCCGTTCTACGAATACAGCATATTAAATGCTAGCGGAAATTTATTGCCTAGAGGCAACGTATCTGTATTCAGAGAAGAAGATGATTTTATTTTAACAACTTCAAATACTCGCGAAGGAATTTATTTTACTAGATTAAATCTAATTCAAAGAGAACATACACTAATATTTGAAAATAATACTTTATTCAATGATGTAATATATGACCATGAAACCGGATATAGACAGCGTAGAGTTAAACTAACTGGATTTATAACTGACAATTGGAACGGAGATGTATTCAGTCCCGGTTTTGTATACGACGAAGCAAATATTACAACCTGGAATCAATATGTTGATTATAGTGCAGGCGATGTAGTATCTTTTAATGGAAATTATTATGCTGCTGTCAATAAAGTAAACGGTACAGAATCATTTGATTTTAACCAATGGAGAGTATTGGGCAGTAAACCTGTTGCAGAATTAATTCCTAACTTCGATTATAAAATTAGTCAGTTTGAAGATTTTTATAGTCTCGACATTGATAACTTTGACAATGCACAACAATTAGCCGCACAGCATTTAACTGGCTATAGTCCTAGGATTTACTTAGATAACTTAATTCCTAATGCTATTAGTCAATATAAATTTTACCAAGGGTTCATCAAAGAAAAAGGAACAAAAAATGCTATTGACAAATTAGCAAAAGCCAGTGCAACTTCCCAGAACAGCAAAATAGATTACTATGAAAATTGGGCTGTTAGAATTGGTGATTACGGATCTTTTACAACTGATCAGACTGTAGAAATTAATCTATCTGAAGAACAATTTTTAGAAAATCCTCAAATTTTGCAAACAGTAGAAAATGTTCCTGTTGTTAAAAATAAATTTATATCTTACAAAACTTCTAAAGATGTTGTAATTAAACCTGTAGATTATAACCATATGCCGTTTGCTACAACAAACACATATAACTCTGACAGCATCTCAATGTTGCCTCATGCAGGTTATGTAAGAATTGATGATATTACTGCAACTGCATATAACAATAATAGTCTTTTAGACATTGCCAACAATCGAGGTATAAACGAGGGAAATACTGTTTGGTTAGGATTTAAAGAAAACGGCGATTGGGATGTTTTACGATATACTAGATTAAATGCAAAAATAACTGATGTTTCTATTCTAGTGCCAGGTGTTACTATGTTGGTTACAACTGATTTACACCATAATATCAATCCCGGTGATAGTATAAGTATTACTCAATTTGACGGATTAGTTGACGGAATATACACAGTTGATTCCACTCCGGAACTTAACCAATTTATAATTTACTCAACTAACACTGAATTGTTCGATACATTTTATCCTGGTATAGGAATGTTGTTTAAATTTGTAAGTTCACGATTTGATAGTTTTGATTCTTTATCTTATTTAGATACACTTGGAAATATTAGACCAGGTGAAAAAGTCTGGGTCGACAATATTAATTCCGCAAATGACGTAACTAAATGGGGTGTGTATGAAAAAACAGATAATTTTTATGCTTCTAGTAGAATCCCTCCGACCACTGATTTCCAATTAACTAGCAATCAACGATATGGTTACAATATTACGGGTAACGAAATAGGAAACCACATTGTTGTTGCGTCACCTGATTTCTATTCTAATATTACTGACACATATGGCAAAATATATACTTACAACAGAGTAGGGACAGAACCTAGCAAGTTGTTATATACTGGCGGCATCGGCCCCCAAATATCTAAAACTGACGTTTACTATACTGGAACAAATGTTGTAATGTTTGGCTCTAGTCTTAAAATTGATTCAGATTCTGATTTAATCTTTGCAGGTCTGCCATTAGCATCATATGTTAAAGACACTAATGAAACCAATAGACTTTCCGAAGTAAACATTAGTGAAACTCCCAATACTAATGCAGATCAAGGTGTTATTAAGATAATAAAATACAATTTTGATATTTCTGCAAATGTTAAAGAATGGGTATTTGCAAGTCCTTCGAGACATGCAAACGCTAAATTTGGGACCGACATTTTTGTAGCATCTACTTCTGCAACATCTAAAATTGTGTTTGTATCTAGTCCCGGACAAGACAGTTCAAAAGGTGCAGTACACTATTCTAGATTAGATATTATATCTACTGCAACAATAGAAATTGCTACTAGCACAAATGTTGAATTAGATACAACAGGTGTTATTGCTGGTGCAAAATTTGGAACCAGTATTGCAGGTAGTGTAGATGGCAGAATTATTGCAGTAGCAGCCCCCGGTGATGTTTCTGCTGGTGTTGGCGTCGCCAACACCGCCACTCCTAATAGCGGTGCAGTACACATTTATTCCACTACAGATTTTGATGAATATACAAGAACTCAAACTATTACTGTAGATGATTTATTTGTTTCTAATGTTGTTCAAGAAGGTGATTTGTTTGCTTCTAAAATAGTAATGGATAAAGCAGGCAGCACTTTATTTGTAACAGCACCTAAGGCTCACGACAATTTAAAAATTGGTAAAGTACTAGTCTTTAAATCTGTTTTAACAGGAACTTACGAACTTTCTCAAGTCATTGTTAATCCTTATACATCTAATGGGTATGATTTTGGAACTGACTTAGAAATCAGCCCTGACGGAAATACTTTAGTTGTTTCTAGTCTAGGGGCCAGTCACAGACCGTATGTTACATTTGATGTACACGTAGATACTGTTGACGGAGTTGATTACTTACTAGACGAAACAAGTGAAGAAAGACCGTCTTCTACTACTTTTGATTCCGGAACAGTACAGTTTTACTCTACATTAAAAAATTCTGGAGCAGTTTATACTTTTGTTAAAGGCACTGATCAATTTGTGTACGGTCAAGAACTGTTTGATAATTCAGTACAGACAGATCAATTATATGGAAATAGTTTATATATTTCTAACAGCACAATTGCAATAGGCGCCCCTGGACAAAAATTTGATAGTTCTCAAAATTGTGCCGCATATTTTTACGATACAAAAACTTCTAGTTTGAACAACTGGTTAATTGTTCGAGAGCAAGAAGATTTAGTTGACTTATCTAAAATACGTGCAGTTAAAACAATTGACACTCAGGAACAAAATGTAGTTGATTATTTAGAAATCATTGACCCTATTAAAGGTAAAATATCAGGAACAGCAGATCAAGAACTTACATTTAAGTCTTTATTTGATCCTGCAATTTACTCTATAGGTGTTGACGGAGTTGTAACTGACAACAATGCCAACTGGTTAGATGACCACGTTGGTGAGTTATGGTGGGACCTAAGTGTTGTAAAATACGTGTTATATGAACAAGGAGAATTAGAATTCCGCCGCAACAATTGGAATAACTTATTCCCTGGTTCTACAATTGATATTTACGAATGGGTAAAGTCGCCGTATCTTCCATCACAGTGGGCTGCAATTGCAGATACAAATGAAGGACTTGCTGCCGGCATCAGCGGTCAGCCTAAAAACTCTGACAACTCTGTAGTATCAGTTAAACAAAAATGGGATCCGGTTTCTAACTCGTTTAGCAATGTATACTATTTCTGGGTTAAGAATAAAGTTACAGTTCCTGAATCGATTAACAGAAGAATTAGTGCATATGAAACTGCTATATTGATTGCAGACCCTAAAAAACAAGGTTTAAAATTTGCCAGTATTATTGCTAATGATGCAGTCATGTTGACAAACATGCAAGATACAATAGTTGCTAACAAAATAAATTTATCTATTAACTTTGATACGATTGATAATCAAAATAATAAACATACTGAATGGTTGTTATTGCAAGAAGGTAATTCTACAGACAAACCTGTAGCATCTCTTGTTGAAAAAATGATTACAAGTTTAATAGGAAAAGATTCTGCTAGTAACTTAGTTCCAGCAGATAGTTTACCTAGCAGAATACGTTACGGTATCGGCACCCGTCCTCAACAATCTATGTTTGTTAACAAGATTAATGCGTTGAGATCATTTGTTGAATATGCAAATAGTGTTTTGATAAAAAATAATATTGTTGATGTTGTTAATTTAGAAAAATTTAATAGTGCAGATACAATTCCAAATTCTATATACGGTCATTACGATGCATTGGTAGAAGATTTAATTGAAAGAGATTTTACAATCGTAACTAGAAAGTTGCAACAAGCGCAATTAGCATGCACAGTTGTTAACGGTAGAATTGTAAATGTACAGATTATTAATCCCGGTTTTGGATACGGACAATTAAACTCTGTAGCAGATGTTTATAATGTTGAATCTAACAACTGGATCGGTCCTACTGTAAAAGTTCAAGGTAATGGTTACGGTGCTGAATTAACTACTGAAATTAATGCGGCAGGCCAACTAGTTAAAGTTAATATAATAAATCAAGGCATGGGATATACTTCTGCTCCTTCTTTAACTGTGAGACGTTATACAGTTGTTGTTTCTGCAGATGACACAGTTAATAATCGTTGGAGCAAATACATTTGGGATTATACAAATAAAAAGTGGATTAGACAATATACACAAAATTATAATACTCCACAATTTTGGAATTACGTAGATTGGACAGAGGAAACATACAATCCTTCTCAAGATATAATTGCAACCATTGATGAACCATATCAATTAAATGTATTAACAAACATACCGGCTGGAAATTACGTAAAAATTAGAAACGCCGGTGACGGTAGGTATTTAATTTTACGAAAAGTAACCGAAGATCAAGCCGTAGGATCTTATAACTTAGATTACGATTTAGTTTATCAAGAAAAAGGTACTATTCAAATTAGTGATGTATTGTGGAATACTCGTCAATCTGTGTTTGGCTGGGATCAGCAAGCAGGTTGGTCGTTAACACTATTTGATCAACAACCTACAGTAGAAATTGAAAATATTCTTCGTGGAATTTTAGATGATGTATTTGTTAATCAACTAAAGGTATACTATAACTTGATTTTCTTTAAGATGGTTAAGTATGCTGTTAGCGAACAAAAATTTATTGATTGGGCATTCAAAACTGCGTTTATTAATGTAGTTAATTATGCGGGAGCACTTGATCAACGACCTGTGTACAAACTAAACAACGAAAATTATTATAATTCTTACATTGAGGAAGCCAAGCCGTTCCATACTCAGGTTAGAAATTTTACAGTTAACTATACAGCAACTGACGTTACTAATGCTATTATAACTGACTTTGATTTACCAAGTGTGTATGACATTGAATTGAAACAATTTAGACCAATTACTTTTGGTAGTACTGAATTGAATCAATACCCTTGGAAGTCTTGGGCAAATAATTATACTTACTCTGTAGGTGAGATTGAAATCTTTAGTGGCGGCGGTGGATATGATGTTCCTCCTATTGTGGAGATTGTTGCACAACCTGGAGATACTGGTTCGGGTGCAAAAGCCGAAGCATATATTGCACTAGGAAAAGTCTCAAAAATTATTGTTACTAATCCAGGAACAGGGTATACTGCTACACCCATTATTAATTTATTAGGCGGCGGCTCTACACAATTAACAACTGCAAAAGTAGGTAGTAGACTAGTTAACGATAAAGTACGATCTAACAAAGTTACAATTAAGTTTGATAGAGTTGCAGGATACAATGAAGTAACTACATTGTCTGCCACTGACAACTATGTTGTTACAACTAAACAAACTGAATTTCCGTTAACATGGGTTCCTAATCCTGATAAGAATTTTATTGTTGTTAAAGTTAATGGAATTAGAGTGTTGTCCGGCGATTATTCTATTAAATTATATACAGAAAAATTTAATGGATACAGTAAGAAATTTGGATCTCTTATATTGGTTAATCTTCCGGGAAATAAATCCGTAGTTAGCATTACCTACAAAAAAGATAGTTCTTTGTACAATGCAGTAGATCGTATTAGAGACTTTTATTCACCAACTGACGGTATGCCTGGTAATACTGCTACTATGTTAATGTTAGGGTTAGAGTACCCTGGTGTAACGGTTGACACATTACCATTTGCTGAAAGCGCAGGATGGGATAGCACACCATTTGGAGACAGCAATTGGGATGACTACATACCTGAAGAAGGTTATTATAGAATAGTTAGCACTGGTACTACATCTACTTTTACATTGCCTTATGTACCTTCTTTAGGTGAGCGTATTAATGCATACTTAACCAATGTTGGCGCCGACAAACCAATTAGAATTGATGATCCATATTTTAACGATTACAACGGAGTAACTGTTCAACCTAATGGAAGAAAAACTGCTCCTGCAGGATCTACAATGGAAACTTTTGTAGGAGACGGATATGTTAACTCAATTGATATTGCAACAACTTCTACAGGTATAATTGAATTTAGATTAGAAGCAAGTGATGGATCTAGTCTTGTAATTGACCTTGATTTAGACACTTATGTATCTGGCGGCAGTGTTATTGACGGAATATTAAGTCGCTCTGATGATTTAGAAGATATCAATATAGACGGTGATGCGTTTGTATCTACTACTAATAGTTACGGTCCTGAAGAAAATTTACCAGGTCGAGTATCTGATACACTTGGTATGAATGTTTACACATATCCTAACGCCGGCGCTGCGTTAGTAGTTAACAAAAAGTATATTCGAGATACTGATGTTGTAAGATACGACATTGGCCACGTACCACCAACATCTGAATCTGTTGAAGTTTTACTTGACAATATAAAATTAACAAACAATGTAGAATATACAATTGATTTTAAAACAAATGAAATTGTATTAGAAGTTGATCCGTATTTGGCAATTCGCGGCCCGTTCTACAGCACAGAAGATGTGTTGCCAACAGGCGGCGGCGAATTAGTTTCTGGACCAGCCGGCGACGATACTTCTACAGGACCTTATAGTTTAGGATTCCAATGGAATATGTTCGGAACAAATTACAGTCAAGTGCATATAGGAACTAACGGATACTTAACATTTGGCGGAGGCGACAATCAATATTCTCCATTAGCATTAGGTCAGTTAATATATCCTGCTATCTATGTTGAGTATTGTGACCTGTGGCAAGATTACGGTATTAATACATCTACTGGTGCAAGAGATGTTCCTCTTTCAAGCGGTGCCATTCCGGGCATATATGTAACAACTGGTACTGTTGGAAACTTTAATTACTGGAAAATGCGTTTTGCTGGAACACATTATGATCGCCGAAATGCAACAGGTGCAACAGTACCTGCCTACCAATATGAAGTGACATTATACTCTGATGGTGCAAATCAGTATGTTGAGATGATTTATGAAAACACTTGGAGAAGTTTAAGTGTTAACGATGACTTGGCATTTGTTGCAGGTATTGCACAAGGCCGAGTTGGATCTACTCTCGGCGAAGGTGTAGAAGTTAATTATGAATTTATTCCGAGTAATAGCAGTCATGTATACTACAGTACTGCTAATGGAGGTAACTGGCAATATGCAGGCCGAGGTAGTTTTAATCCTTTTGCTGATCCTACTGCAATACAACCGGGCGTTATCTCGTTAGACAATGCAGTAGTTATTACTGTTATTGACGAGTCAAGTATATCTGCTGCTGAAATTGAACTTGAATGGAATAACTTTAGAACACATTATCCTAATAGACGCTTCTGTTTGTTAAGACCTGAAGAAGATTTAAACGGTAACGATATTAAAGTCCCCCCAAATTTTACTGGAAGTTTTAGAGCGTTAGGTCCTATTGATGTTAACCGTGATAGAGGTGATGTAGATCGTGCTTCAGATTGGTTTATATTATGCAGTCTTGAAGCATTACGACCTGGTTCAGTAGTAGGTCTTGCAATTGACAATTCTGGCAGTATGTTGCCTGCCTCTGTACAAGCATCTATTGATTTGTTCTTATTAAAGGCTAACGCAGCCGGACTAATAGTTGACTACAGATTAATGCCTAATGAAAACTGGGCACTCATGTGGGACGTTAATGATCTATTAGAACCTGCAATCGATGAATTTAAATCACAATTACTTTCTATTACTACTATTGATGTCGGCGGCAAAAATATGTTGCAGAAAGATTCAATAAGAATCAGTAATGCAACAGCAAAAAATAATTTTATTTTTGCACCTAGTGCAACAGATGTTCGTAGCAGTTATGTAACAGTTAATGGTATTAAGAAAACAAATTACACTATCTTTGGGACAAATGGTACTACAGGAAGAGCAGTTTTAAAATTTACAACTGATCTTAACACAGCCGACTTATTACAAGTTTGGTTGTTTGCTGCTGATCCTAAAGCGTATAGCGAGGTACAAGAACAGGTAATCAATGCCAGCGTAAGTCAGCGCTCATTTACTTTATTGTATCCTCCTGGCAACATAGAACCAGCACATAGTCAAATTATTGTTGAAAAAGACGGAGTTCGTTTAACACCTCCTGATACAGTTTATTATGTTGCTGCTGCCGGACAACGAATTTTTAGTTTAGAACAGCATACTAATTATCCACAAGGATTGCCAGATGCTGCAACAGTAGAAGTATATGTTAACGGAGTTAGAAAGAAATTTAGTCGTTCGATCAAACTACTTCAAAATCAAAATGTTGTACAATTTAGTCAAACTTCAATCAATGACGGAGATGTAATTGCTATTACTATTCTTCGTAATAACGACTATGCTGTTTATAATGGAAAACTTGAATTAACTAATAGAGTTGATGTAAGTAATTCTAGCATTATTAAAGTTACTACTTTTACTAACCACGACAGTAGCCAATTCCGAAAAGAACGATTCCCAGGAACAGCAAGCGGAATATTTAATCTAAGTAGAAAAGTTTTAAACAGTAATTATGTTTGGGTCGAAGTTAACGGTAAACCTGTTACTAGAGGCGTAGATTTTTATGTTGAAAAAGATAAGAAAACTGTTAAGTTTTCTAACAACTATCCATTGACTAAAACTGACGTTGTGGTAATTACTACTGTATCTGATCAGATATCAGATACGTTAATTGGGTATAGAATTTTCCAAGATAATTTAGGAAGAACACATTACAAGAGATTAAGTGCTGCACATTCTACTCAACTTGCTGCTAATTTTTCTACTACTGATACAGAAATAACAGTAGAAGATGCTAGCGTATTAACTCCTCCTAACCCGGGAAAAAATTTACCAGGTATTATTTTAATTAATGGTGAACGCATTGAGTTTTACAGAATTGAAGGTAACAAATTGTATGCCATCCGTAGAGGTACATTAGGAACTGGAGTTAAAGCAGTACATAAAGAAGGTAGTCTAGTTATAGATCAAGGTCTAAAACAAAGTATATATGTGCCTGAATACAATGTAACTGATAAGTTCTCAGTTAATACTACAACGGCAATATGGACAATGACTAATATTATTGTTGACCAAGACTTAGATTACAACAATATTGATATTACATATCAAGGACGTAAATTAAGAAAACCGGGGCAAGTATACACTGTTACAGATACTTCTGTAGCATATGATTCTAATGAAATTAACAGTTACGGAACTTTGTCAAATGTAACATTAATTCCTGAGTTTAGTATTAATACATTGACAAATTCTGTTACGTTGGCATTTAATCCTACATTAAATTCTGAATTAATATTATCTCGTCATACTCTACACGATGTAGGCATTGGCTATGTAGCATTACACACTAGAGATACTGAACAAGTTAAGTTCTTGTTATCTCGACCATCTTTTGTGCCAGATAAATACTACTATGGTCAGAACGCTGATACTGAGCAGTATATTGTTCTAGAAGGCGGCGATACATTAGACAGCGAAACCGGAGATCCATTAATAGGTCAATAATATGGCAAAAATATCAGCATTAACAACATTAACAACCGTCACAGACACTACTATATTTCCGGTAGTGTCGGACGGATTATCATATAAAGTAACATTTGGACAATTTAAAGAACAAATTCAGGAATCTGCACAAGGTGCTACGGGCCCTACAGGTCCAGCAGGCGCAACAGGCGCAGGTGCAACTGGTGCTGCTGGACTAATTGGTGCAACCGGAGATACTGGCGCAACCGGCCCTAGCGGATTAAACGGCGTCGACGGCGCAACCGGCCCATCAGGTGCAACTGGTGCTAATGGCAATAACGGAAATGACGGCACTAACGGCACTAACGGTGTCGACGGCGCAACAGGTTCCACTGGTTTATACGTAACAAGTGCTACTGTGTTTAGTGATAATTTGTTGTTGTTTATGAACAACGATACTATTATTAATGCAGGTCCTGTAGTAGGGGCTACTGGTGCAGTTGG